CGCTGCCACCACCTTGGGCAATAACGATTCGCTTAATCCGATCCAGATGATCGGTCTTAGCACGCTCTACTTCACCAAGTGGATAACCACGAAGCTTAGATGCTAGTTCCGTACCGACAAGGCCTTCCTCGTGGTCGAGACGTATCTGTTCAGGATCGGTTATCATCACCTCAGTTGCCTCGATCTGATCATCAATCTCCATCAAAGTAGGTTGGCTGACTCTGTGCCCAACTAGGATGCGAGCTACTTGCTTAGCTATCTCTTTACGCAACACCTCAGATGGTAACTTAGGCATGAGCTCAAGAAGCATATCTGCTTCAGCGCGACGCTCAGCATCAGAGCGAAGCGAGTAGCTCTCAGGGTACTTGATCAGAGCTGCTTCATCCCCTTCGTAATCAGCCCAAATAGCAGCTACCTTACGTTCGCCTTTTTCAAGCTCAGCACCTATTGTAGCAAGACCCGATTCAACAGACCTAGCATCTTCTTTCTTTGATTCGCTGCTGCTTGATGCTAGTGATTGTACTGCCAGACGAACAAGGCGACGTATCTCGTCCTGTAGCTCTTTCTGCTTGGCCATACTAGCAGTTAGTGGCTCACTAGAAGGATGGATGAAGCCCGGACGATCGACACCCTTCGGGTACTTGCGCCCTTGAGCCACACCTGTCTTTATCTCTTCTTTGGGCTTATCTGTATCTGTGCTAACTAGGTACTGAGACATATCCCTTGGGTCTACTTGTTCAGTATAAAAGGGGAAATTAGAGCGAATAGCATAGCTCAGGTCAGATGAACCAAGATTAAGTAAGGCAATCTGGTAATCTGCGATGTCAGTCATCAAAGACTGTTGTATCTCAAAGATAGCGATCGGCATAGCAGAGAGAGCAAGAAGCTCAGTATCTAAGAGAGTACCTGCGGCATCAAAGAACTTGACCTCGATGCCAGCTTCGGTTCTCTTGACCAAGCGGTAGTTATTTTTAACGGTTGTGGGAAGGGATGTTTCCTTGTCATAGTCATAGACGTAGTCCTGCAAGAGGACCGTTTTCAGCTGGCGTGACTCATCATAGTCCCAAGCTAGAATATCCTCGGCTTTATATGTATATAAGTAAGGTGATGCTTTCATCGCTCTCGTAGCGTTCTCAGGTAGCCTAGGCTTATCTACATATACCCCGATCTTAGCCATTGAGAGCAGTTCAGGCAGTACCTCACAGCTCATGAAGCCGTTCATCGTTGAATCGTAACGATCAACACCACCCTTGAGGCCTGTAATTGCTGTTTGGTAGCTAACTGGGCCACCGATACGCAAAACATCGACCAATCGTTCGCTAATAGCATCCTTGACCTCATTGACCGCTGTCTTAGCGTGTGCCGGGCAGTATGATGCATTCATCCGTTCCGAGTACTCGTATGCGGTCTCGTGGCGGCTGAAACGTTGAAGGTACTGCTCGATGAAGTCACGCCCACCAGCATAAGCCAGACGGTACTTTTCCCAATTATCTGTATACAGATAGTAGTCTGGATGTCTGAGTGATGTTACTTTCATAGTGGTGACTCCGTATCCTGTGAGCTAAAGAATGATGCACCGATCTGTAAGGCTATCTCAGCATAGTTATTAGCATGTGCGAAATGGTCATCTTTCGCGTTTTCATACACACCGTAGGGATTACCGTTCTTATCTTTTTTATACATCCTTACTAATGCGGTCATATGTGCTATATACTCTTGGGTCGTGTCCTTCGGTATCGTGATCGTTCCGTTCCTGAAGCGCCCCAATGACATATCGAGCCACGATGTACGGTCAACAGTGACCTTGTGTTCCATTTCTTCATGTATCCGTACTTCTTTACCTGAAACACCGTTACCGTAGATGCAGAGCTTTACCCTACCGTAGAATCTTCTGGCTAGGTCCAGTGCTGCACGGGTCTCTGGCTGATTATCTATGACGCAAGATGAGATATTGTATCTATGCATCAGGGCGTCTAGTTCAGCGAAATCCTTGACCTTACCTGCTACTAACACGCGGCAATCGGTCAAGAGATTGATATCGTGGGTCAGTCGGTCATTACGAAAAACATACTGATTAACGGTGAAATGCAACCACGTTCCTACGTCCACACCCATTGTTACGAAGCTATTTGGCGGAGAACAATCCTGTGATAAGTAGTCGCCTTTACAGGCCTCTACGTCTTTCTCGCTTAGCTGTGCACCTTCTACCGCATGAGTGAGGCCTAACTTACTATTATAGAACTCTTGCTCGTCAGCTGGATTAGTTTTTGATGTTAGGTAGAGCTGGGCTAGTTTCCAAGGTTCAAGGGTACAACTATAGAGCTGATTGATGTGGAAACCTCTTGTCAAGCGATCTGGATGACTAGGAACCCACTCTCCTTTGCGAAAGATATCGGACTTAGCTCCATGAGGAATGATCCCTTGACACTCTTTACATTTGATGTTAGTATCAAGTAGGGCCTTATCGTTCGGATCATCAGTCGGTATATTGATACAGTCGGGGAACGTAAGCTCTGTTTGTCGTTGACAGGATGGACAACGGAAGAAGAAGTGCTCCTGCGTACTATTGTTATAGAACCTATTGATGCCTTTTCCTTCGATCGTTGGTGTCGAGATTAGCCAAGCCTGACGAGCTGCTTGGCCAGCCATGCGTTCGAAGGCCAGCGTTATGTTTGATGCATCCATCTCATCTACTTCGTCAAAAAACATCTGACCACAAGGGATGGATTTGAGCTTGCTCTTACTTCGGCTGCCTCTTACGAACAAGCAACAACCACCTGCGCGCTTGAGGCCGATGTTCTTAACATCAGAGAAGAGCTCACCCAAGTACGGACTAAGCTCTAGAGCAGGATCGAACCTCGAAGTGCTGAAGTCGCTACTATCGCCTTCTGTTGGTAAAATATATACTACTGACTTACCTTCGACGTCTATAGCGTAGAAACATCTATTTAGACACATCTCAGTGAAGCCCATCTGTGCGGCTTTCTGACCTACTAGCATCTCGTCGTTACAATCGTGCAGGGCGCGGGTCCAAGGTGTTCGGTCGAACGTCCATTTCTTAGGGCCTGGCATGTAACGATAGGTCTCTGTCCACTTGCTACATGATGTTATTGCTTTCTTCTGGAGGCCAGAAGCTATTTTCTCGATAAGTAGACGTTGCAGATCATTCACTCTGGATCCTTCTTCAACGAACCAAGAAGGGATAGTATATCGTCACTTATGCCTTGGATGATGTCATCATCTTCGATATACTTAGTAATGATCTCAATAACACCAGTGGCAAAAGTAAGAATGGCTGTCTTATCCAAGAGACCATTGAGTGATGATTCGAGGGTGTGGCAGCTTCTGACAAGCTTTTCGATCTTTACCACTAGATCGCTGATAAGATGTGACTTCATTATTAGGTCAGTAGCATCCTGGCACTGATTCAGTTGCTCTTCGAGCATCATTCGCAGGATTGCTACTTCATCGTTCAGTGACTTGAGGCGTGGACTATCAGCATGACGGTTGAGCTGAGTCTGAAACTTAGATAGTTGGTAATTCTTGATGTTTGCCTTTTCGATGCCTTTCAATTGCCTTGCGCCGCCATGTGCAGGGCAAGTGCCACCTAGTTCTACTGCTTCATGGGTGCATTGACCCAAGCCAGGTATGATGAATTGGCATCTTTTAGGATCGTTAGCTGATACTGATTTAATCACGTGTTCCATGATGTTAGCATCCTATTGTTAGTTTCGCAAACGGGTTATAGTCCCTCTCTACCATATATAACGGCCTTTTCAACAGTTTGACAAATAAAAAAATAAAAAAATAATTTTTGAGGTACTTTTTAGTCACTGATGATTCATGCTAAAATAACTATACATTGACCCACCTCCCTGATGTATACATCATAGCATCTTGATTCTAGCATCTGTCCTGTCCCTTGTCCCTTGTCCCTTGTCCCTTGTCCCTTGTCCCTTGTCCCTTGTCCCTTGTCCCTTGTCCCTTGTCCCTTGTCCCTTGTCCCTTGTCCCTTGTCTCAATAACCATGATTCTTGCATCATCTAATTATGATACAGGGTCT